GCATTGCCATTAGCAGAGATAATGGTGTTTGCATTACCCCATGCGGTATTACTGGCAATGATGACATCTGGAATTTTATCAAGGCCACGTAATGATTTGTCACTCTGGAGTTTCTTTAATGCCTTTGTTAGGTCATCAATAGTCTTAACTCGTGCCAATAAATCGGCAGCATTGTCCAAGAAAATCTCACGATGGACCCGGTTGTCTGTTAAATTACCATTGACTGAACCTGGTACACTACCTTGTAACAATAGAGAAACACTGTTAATTGCGTAACGCATGTGAAGCGGAACATTATGCATGATAACGTCCATACGAGTAACATCGGAATCATATCCATAATGGTCACCGTATGTTCCCTTCCAGTTCTCGATTATAACTTCTTCAATCTTTGTTCTATCAAATGAAGTTGTTGTAGTTGTTGAACCGGTATTACCAGTTGTTTGGTCGTCTGTAAATGAATTGTTAGAGGTGTTAATATCGTTAACATTACCTGTTGTTACAGTATTTTCATCTAATCTACCGCAAGCATGGTCAACTACATTATAAGTAATGACCTTTCTTGGCATTAGAACATCATTGAGTGTATATTTTCTGTTATATCTGTCTAGACCTTTACCTAATACCAATGTATCATTGTTTGCATAATTAACATCATAGAAATTGGATTTTTTAGTGGTCGTTGTATTGACGATTGTTGTATTGGTTCTAGTTATTGTAACATTATCGGCCGCATTTACATCCGGATTATTAATAATTTCAGTAACAGAATCCGTAACTTTTGTAGATACAACATCAGACTGTGTGTTATTAACATATGTATTAGAATTATATGATGTATTAATACCTGAGGATGTTAATCCACCAGATTGGGAAAATCCTGGTTCAGATGTAAATTCTGAACCTGCGGTGGGACTAATACCTGTGGTTGTTGCGGGGGTTGATGTAGTTCCTCCACCACCAAGAATTGTAGTTGCACCAAACTGGGTTTGATATTGAATACCATTAGCAGTTGATACAGAGGTATAAGTATATGCAGGAGGCCATGAACCAGGTCCACCGCCAGGTCCTCTGGTGCTGCCTAGACTACTAAGCAAACCTTTGAACATGCTGGCCATATCCATAAGTTCACCAAACATTTGCATAAGTTGTTCTAGTTTAGGAATATTCTGATAGTTTTGTTTGGCGGTCGGAATTTGCTTTTGTTGTGGTAGTCTCCAACCTGTGATATCAAACAATGCACCGTGAGTAGGAATACCCTGTAACACGGCATGTTTATGGTCTTGTCCCTTTTCTTTAACGGTGCGAACGATAGCGGAGTCTTGCTGTTCGGTTTTAACCTGGTTAGGAACACTAACACCAATGGTATACACCATTCATCAGACTGCCGAGATTTCCACCTCCTGCTTCACCACCAAGAGTATCATTGGCCTGACCAAGAATATTAACCTGGTTTTGTCCAAGTGATTTAGAGAAATATACTAGACTGCCAGGGTCCAAAGCACCTTGGAAAGAGTTCTGTGAAAATCCTGTAGGTGAGTGAGACATTGGTGATAATGCAATGTGACTTGGATCAACCTCTGAACCATGCTCGGTTGGAGACATAATTCTAAGAAGGCTTCCGTGACCCTCATCGAAATTATTAGGGTCGTTCTTATCACCGCCGACAACAATACCTAGAATTGTACCGGAATCGCCTAATGAATTTTGAAAACCTGCCATTTTATACCTGACCTCCGCCTGCTGTTCTTGACACACAATCTACTGTAGTTGTGGAGAAACCACCCATTCTAATTGTGTGCATCATGCCAGTAACCAAATAATCACCTGAACCATAAATATCTTCCTGTGTATGTCTATTTTTCCATGTAAGATTGACAGTTTTACCAACGTGAATGCCTGGGTTCCATGGTACTACCATTCGCATTGCAATCTTATCTCTTTCTAATAGTGCCATTCTGGCCTGTCTCATTAATAGATGGCTCTCTACATCTATATTGCAACTCTGCTGGCGACCAGATGAACCGGTGTTTGTCATTGCGGTTTTATGATTGAAACCACCGATGCCACAACCGTTTGAAGAATTACCTAACTGAGAGACATTCTTGGTAACCGGGTTGAGTGTTGTTAATGTGTTTCTGGGATTTCCATTCTCATCAAGACCATTTAGTAAATCTGATAACATATCAAAGTCACACGGAAACTCCAATGCGATAACATTAGAAGGGTCACCATAACCTCTATCACTAACACCTGCACCGTCAGAATAATGAAACGATAAACCGGCATCTGGTGCCTGGCTACAAAGGTTTTTAAGTGATTTGAAATAATGCGTAGGTGTGCTATCGTTACCACCCTGACCATATGTCATAAAGTGAACAAAGTCTGGACTATCACCATTTAATGCAACATTACCTTGTTGCGCCACTACCTGAAATGGATGGATATTCTCTGCAATATAATCACGGGCAGGACTGGCCGTATCTTTAATTAAATTCTGGACACCGCAACAGGTTGTCAATACATAATCGACCACTGACGATGGTTGAGTGCATTTCCATGATTTTGAAACAAGGGACTTAGCATCATTCAATAGAGATTGGTCACAGGCATGAATGGTAAATTCTTGTGTCTGACCTGTATTGATGGGTTGAAAATGTCTGTGGTCTAATCTATAAACAGGTTGTGCCACACTAAGACTAAAAGATGGGCCGTTTTTAACCTTTTTTGTTAACTGAAATGAAACAGGCTTATTCTTAAACTTATCGAAAATCTTATTAGCAGGAATGTATAATGCAGACTGTAGAGTTACCGCAGTCTGCAAACCTGGTGTTAGAATGTTCTCTGATAAGATAATTTCCTTAACAGTGGTTTGGATTAACTCTGGCGAATCGATTCTGCCAATATCAAATCCCATTACACTGACTAGACCTCGATTGGAGGCATTGCCTTCATTATTCTGATAACTAACTGCCATTAGATTAATCTTCTCGTGTAACCAGCCGAAATAGGTGACATCATTGTATTACCTGTAGGGTCTGTGTAATCTTCCAATAATTTATTATACTCTTTTTGAATGCCTGTATAGTATTCTTTCTTGACAATCTTGATAAGTCTCTTTGCTTCATTCTTTTCATTCTCATAATCAAAAAGAGAAACCATAACCGCTTCGGTCTTTTCTGATACACCATAACCATCAATGTTTACCACTATTGGTGGATTTTCAGGAACGAAATTGTAATATGTTTCATATGGTGTTGAGTCATAAAACACCGTTCTAACATTTGCCACGGCATTACTGTTATTAACATATAGTTCATTATGAAGTAGAATATTGCCAGTGGTGTTTGCTAACTGTAAAGTTCCGTTAGATTGAGTAAATGAAATAACATCACCCGAGAATGTGGCGGTCTCTAAACTCTCTCCTTGATATACAACATTACCGGTGGTAATTATACCCGTATTTGAACCAATATGAATTAGGCCATTGGTGGCGATACTCTTGTCAATTTCAAATCTTGTTACAATTGGAATTCCATCTTCGTCAGAGGTTCTTGTAATAATCTTTTCATAATGGTGTGCGGTTGTTTGTAGGTATGCAAAGACATCTGCCTCACTAGGGTCGGCAAATTTAACATTAAGAACGGCACCACCACTATTAGCAGTCTCTAAGGCATCGGTATTTGCTGTAACAGTATCGGAAAGATAATAACCCGAACCTGCATCATCAACCGAGATTTGAACAATAGAACCGGCGTCATCAACTCTAACATTGGCGGAAGCACCTGTTCCGTGTCCGCCATCAAATGTTAGTGTAGCATTGGCATATCCGTGGCCACCATCGGTAATAACAACTCTATCAATTGTTGCTGCCTTAACCTGTGATTTATATTTTTCAAAAAGATATTTGTTGAAAGACTGATAATCCAATGGCCAGTCATATTGAGGGTCCATGATATCATTGGCATATAATATCATCCAATTGGCACCGGAGTCACCATAAACCTTATCTGCTAGATTGTCTGGTGTATCACCGTCATCAACTTCATAGACATAATAAGAACTAAGTTCATTCAATACCTTCTTAACATAACCGATACGGAAGAAAATATTGGTGACGGTTTCTTTACTACCGAAAAGGGTATTGGTAATGTTGTATTGGATTTTTGGAAACTTACCAAAAAATGTATTATACATTTAATCCTCTATTTCTTATAATGCCAGTTTTCTACTGGTAATTGAATTGCCTTATCATATTCACTGGCAAATATCTCAATAAACTTTGATTGCACATGACTAAACAGATATCGTTTGTAACACGGTCTGGTCAGAGGTTGCAATCTACCTACACTTTCCAGAATATCATAGTCAATTAAAAGTTTAGTTGACGGGTCCATTAGTTTGTTATTGGTGAACACCATCAACTCGGTTACCAATGCCTGCCTTTGACCGCCATTTAGATAATGAAGGTTGATGCCTAGAAAACCATCACTATATCTCTCCAATGGAAACACCAGTGGAAACCTATCAAACTTGGGCAGATAGTTCTTACCCTTGGCATTATACTTAAAAAAATACATACGACCAATCATGGCCGTGCTTCTACCTAAACTATCATAGGATGCAATCTCTTTTCGGGCTCGGTCAGGCGTCTTTGCCTGTTCGGCCTTGTCTATCATCCATTCTAATAGTTCTTGCTGCGTATATTGCCTATTTGCCATTCCTTATTTATTCTTCTTTTGGAACAGTTCTTTCTCGGTAATAATCTGAAATTCCCAACCCTTTTTCTGGCAATATTTAGTTGCGGCATCCCATTTTGCTTGATTGATTCCGTAGGTGACAACCTCGGTTAGGAATCGTCTAGTCTTCCGTGCTGGTATTTTAGGCTCTTGGGTCTGTGCAAAGGGTTTCACTTCAAGCAACATTACCCTTTTACCACCGTCTCTCCCAACCGCCTCCACGTAGAAGTCCACAAAGTATCGATGCACCCTTCCATCGACAGGTGAAACATACGGAATAATGACCTCTTCGGAACCCCAGGCAAGGACATTTGTGTTCTCGTCCAACCATGTCATAACATTCTTTTCCCATCCAGAACGGTAA